TCGTCGGAGCTGCGGGCCGGGCGCTGGGATTACGCCCAGGTCGAGATCACGATGGTCAATTGGGCCGACCCGACCGCCGGCCAGATCATCCTGCGCAAGGGACGGCTGGGCGAGATTAGCCAGGGGCGCACGCGGTTTCAGGCCGAGCTCTTCGGGCTATCCAAGAACCTCCAGCAGCGGGTCGGCCGGCTGTATACGCCGAGCTGCGATGCCGATCTCGGCGATTCGCGCTGCGGCATCGTGCTGGCGACTTTCCCGCGCGGAACGGTGGCCGGAACCCTGACCGGGGTCAGCTCTCGGCGCGTGATGACCGATAGTGGGCTCACGGACGGCTCCGGCTGGTTCAGCGGCGGCACCATCATCTTCACGGCCGGCGCCAACCTCAACATCCGGCGCGAGATCAAGGACTACGCCAGCGGCGGGGTGATCACGCTACAGGAGGGTTTCCCATATTTGCCCGTGGTCGGTGATGCCTACATCATCCAGGCTGGCTGTGACAAATCGGCAGCAACCTGCGCGAGCAAATTCGACAATTTCGTCAATTTCCAGGGATTCCCGACGTTGCCAGGCACCGATCGGGTATTGACCGGGAAATGAATTCCGCCTTCCTGACCGCTGCCCGCGGCTACCTGGGCACTCCCTGGCAGCATCAGGGCCGGCTGCGCGGGGTAGGCGTGGATTGCGTCGGGCTGCTGGTGTGCGTCGCCCGCGAGACTGGCCTGCGGGTCGAGGACGTCGAAGGCTACGATCGGATGCCGGTCGACCGGCGTCTGTTGCGTGAGCTCGACCGCCATCTCGAGCGGGTGCCTGAGGGTGCCGGCGCCATGCGGCGGGGCGACGTGCTCGCGTTTTCCTGGTCCGGCTACCCGTATCACGTCGCCATCCTCACGCAGGAAGATCCGCCCAGGATCATGCACGCCTGGGTGAAGGCCGGCGCAGTGGTCGAGAATCAATTGCATGAGACTTGGCGTCGACGGATTGCCGGCGTCTGGCGGCAGAGGGCACTGGGATGAGCGGCTACGCCGGCATCGCGCTCGGCTTCCTCGGCGGGGCAGTGGGCTCCGTCTTCGGCGTTCCGTGGCTGGGCTACGCCATCGGCAACCTTGTGGGGAATGCGCTCTTCCCAGCCGAGCTCGATCCCATCCGCCGCGAGGGGCCGCGGCTGGGCGAGCTCAAGGTCACGAGCTCGACGTATGGCCGCGTGGTGCCGATCGTATTCGGCCAGGTGCGCATTGCCGGGCAGATCATCTGGTCGACCGAGCGGCTGGAGACCACGACCACTAGTTCGGAAGAGATCGGCGGAAAGGGCGGTCCGCAGCAGGAAGTCACCACCACCACCTACACCTACTCGATCTCGTGCGCCATCGCCCTCTGCGAGGGCCAGATCCTCGGCATTCGCCGGATCTGGGCGAACGGCAATCTGATCTACGACATCGGTACGGCGACGGATTATGCGACCTACCTACAGAGCCAGTCTGGGGCCGATGAGATCCGGATCTATGACGGCTCGAGCACCCAGGAACCGGACCCGCTGATCGAGGCGACCGATGGCACCGCGCCCGCCTATCGTGGGACGGCCTACGTGCTCTTCGAAAACCTGCAGCTCGGCCCCTACGGCAACCAGGTGCCGAACTTCGAGTTCGAGGTCGTGCAGTCCGGCACCGTCGGCCCGACGTACGACAATCTGGATGCGGCGGATCAGATTACGAACTGTAAGGCGATCAGCGGCAGCATTGCAGCCGATGGGACACTGATCACGGCGGTAGTGACAACGCTAACGCCGTCCGAATCCGGTCACCTCGCGGTGCTCAACCCATTTACCGCGCAGATTGTGCGGCAGTGGAACGTGGACTCGTACCTAACCGGTGGTTATAGCATCGGCCGGAATTCCTTCCCGGCAATGAACATTTATGGCGACATCGTCTTCCGCGATTCCGCGCAACAGATCTACGCCTGGCCGGCGGGAGGCATTCCGACGAAGCTCGGAAGCAACGGACAAACCCGCATCGTCGTGGATGATACCGGGACATTCTGGTACGCGGGACGATGGACGACGACTGCCTATGGGCTGGTGCGCGTCCTGCCAGGGGAGGCGACTGGCACGCTGATGGTCGATCTCGCCGGCGGCTATGGCGCGGCAGACTTCCCGGACATCTTCGACGATCAAGACGGCTACATCTGGATATCGACCATCGCCAACGGATTTTTCAAGATCCAAAAGTCAACCGGCGCGGTGGCCCAGCAGATTGCCAAGAACGCCTATACCTTTGCTATCGCGGGCGACGGCTCGATTTTCTATCAGGTCTACACCACCAACAATATCTACAAGCGGCTCGCCAACGACTACGTCACCGAGACGACGATCTATGACGAGGCTGGCTCTCATAGCACGCAGCTATTTCAGCGCTTTGCCAGAGACTGGACGACCGGCGACATCCTGATCGCTGATCTGGAGACGTTCAAGCGCTACTCCCAGGATGGCACGCTCCTGCGAACCGAGAGCACAAGCGGCGATTCTACCCAGCAGTATCAGGTGACGACCAGTCCGCTCTATGCGGATCGCATCTACACCTTCAATTCCGCCGGGCCGGGTTTGGGTCCAAATCAGTTCATCGCGGTCGACCGCAGCAACAGCCTCGCCGTCGGCTCGGTAACCATGGCGACGGTGATCACCGAGATGTGCGAGCGGGTGGGGCTGTCGGCGAGCGATATTGACGTCACCGCGATGACGGACGCAATGGGCGGCTATGTTCACTCGCAGCGCATCTCCGCGCGCCAGGCGCTCGGCCCGCTGATGGCGGCCTTCTTCTGTGACGCGGTCGAGTCGGCCGGCAAGCTCAAGTTTGTGAAAAAGGGCACGGCAGCGGTGCGCACGCTCACCGAGGATGATATCGCGCTGCTGAATCCAGATGACGACACCGCCGAGCCGGTGAGCACCTCGAGGGGCCAGGAGACCGAGCTTCCGCGCGAGATCGCGGTCAATTACTTCGACATTAACGCGGACTACCAGGTAGGCACGCAGTACGCCCGGCGGCTGGTGACCGGCTCGTCCGACGACACCGCCATCGATCTGCCGGTCGCCTTGACCGCCGATCAGGCGAAGCGCATCGCCGAAGCGTTGCTCTATGAGGCCTGGCAATCGCGGCAGCGGTATCGCTTCGCCATCACCACCAAAAACGTCCGCCTCGAGCCGACCGATCCGGTCGATCTGGCGCTCGACGACGGCACCTTCGGGGTGCGGTTCGCCCAGGTGCGCCAGAACGGGAACCTAATCGAGGTCGATGCAATCGGCCATGAGTCCGCCGTCTACACTCAGACCGCCACCGGCGCGGCGCTGCCTTACGAAGCGCCGACCATCACGGTGCCCGGCCCGGCCAACATGGTCTTGATCGACGGGCCGATCCTGCGCGACGCCGACGACGTGTACGGCATCTATGCCGCGGGCGGCGGCTACGGCGTCGCCTGGGCCGGCGGCAAGCTGTATCGCTCGAGCGATAGCGTGACCTACACCGATACCGGCGTCGGCATTCCAGGCGCGGCCGCTATCGGCTATTGCACGACGACGCTGCCGAATTTTTCCGGGGGCAACACGTTCGACGCGCTCTCGACGCTGCGGGTCAGCCTGCTGTCTGGCAGCTTGTCCTCGATCAGCGAGACCTCGGTGCTCAATGGCAACAACGGCGCGATGGTCGGCGACGAGCTGGTGCAGTTCCAAACCGCGACGCTGGTCTCTGCGGGCGTCTACGACCTGAGCCGGTTCATTCGGGGCCGGCAGGGCACCGAATGGGCCATGGGCTTGCATGGCTCCGGCGAGCGCTTCGTGCTTCTGGCCGATGCGACCACCCGACGGGTGGACACAGTCGCCGCGGACCAGGGCGTCGAGCTTGACTGGAAGCTGCCCACTTATGGCACGCTGCTGGAAACCGCCCAGGCGCAGACGCTGGCGGTGCGCAGCAATCGCCTAAAGCCGCTGCAGCCGGCGCATCTGACTGCATATCGGAATGCCTCTCTCGACTTGATCATCTCCTGGACGCGCCGCGCGCGCATCGGCGCGGGCTGGATCGATGGCATCGAAGTCCCGCTCGATGAGGCCGCGGAAGCGTATGAGGCGGACATGTTCGCCGGCACCGGCACTGCATTGACCGGCATCACGCGCGCGACCGATGGCGTCTTCACCACCAGCGGCGGACATGGGCTCGCGGTGAACGATTATATCCACATCATCGGCGTCAATGGCATGACCCAGGTCAACAATCGCGTTTTCCAGGTCACATCTATTCCGACCGGGACCACCTTCACCGTCGGGCTCAACACGTCGTCCTACTCGGCCTACACGTCGGGGGGAACGATGCGCGAGCGCGCGAGGGTATATACGCCGAGCACGGCTACCGCGACCTACACCGCAGCAAACCAAACGACAGACTACGGCAGCACGCAGGCGACGATTTATATCGGCGTCTGTCAGACCTCCTCTCGCGTCGGCCGAGGCTACATTACTACCGGGGTATTCTGATGGCAAATTCAACCACCAATCTCAAGACCATCACCTCTAGCCAATACCAGAAAGAGGTCACGGCGAACGGTCTCTTCGATGCCTGCTCGCCGGCCACTATTTTCGGACGGAAGGACACGAGTGCCGGCCTGAACTGGGACTATTACGGCGGCACGTTGCTGGTCGATGGAATTCCAACGCAGATCAGCAACGGCAGCGTCACGCTTACCGCATCCGCGACCAATTACGTGCAGGCGACGCGCGCCGGCGTCGTGTCATCGAGCACGTCGACCGTCACGGCGGGGAATTTTCATCTGTACTCTGTGACGACAAATACTACGTCTGTCACGCAATACTATGACTACAGAGCATTCAGGCTGCCATCCTGCGGACGTCTAGCAAAGGCATTGACCGATGCGAATACGACGCTCGCGGATTCGGAGGCGCGCAATCAGATCCTCGAATTCACGGGCACGCTTACCGCAACACGCGACATCGTGGTCCCGTTGGCGCCCTTCCAATGGACGGTCTACAACGGCACCAACCAAAGCCTGCGCTTCATCGGCGCGACTGGCACCGGCATTACCGTAGCGACAACAAAACGCGCCATCGTCTATTCTGACGGTACGAACGTGGTCAGGGTGACTGCGGATACGTAAATGTCAAAAAAGGTGACGCGATGTCGGATAATGCTTCGG